ACGGCAACCCAGTGCATCTTGTGATTACAGGTGGCGAGCCGCTGTTGGGTTGGCAACGTGCATACCCTGAACTGCTGGACATGTTGCATGAACGTGGACTGCGACACATCACTTTTGAAACCAACGGCACTCAAGAACTCACAAGAGAATTCAAACAATATCTGTCAAACTGGTTTGGCGAGATCACATTCTCAGTAAGTCCCAAACTCACTGTCAGTGGCGAAAAGTATGAAGATGCTATCAAGCCTGACATTATCTGGGAGTATGAAACTCACGGCGTTACATATTTGAAATTTGTGGTTGGTCACATTGACGACTTTAAAGAGCTTGATGTGGTTGTTGACGACTATCGAAACCGTGGATTTGGTGGGCCAGTTTTTGTGATGCCAGTTGGCGGAGTTGTCAGTGTGTATGATGGCAATAGAATTCACGTGGCTGACGAAGCACTCAAGCGTGGTTACTGGTACAGCCCACGGTTGCATGTGGACCTTTGGGGCAATGGATGGGGCAAATAAATGTCCGAAACAAAAAAACGCACAGTGGTAAGGATGCTTACCTATAGATTGACAGCATGGCTGTTTACAATCTTTTGGACTTACTTGTTCACAGGCAATTTGGGAAATTCAGCAGGATTTGCTACAGCATTGCATGTTCTATTGAGTGTTGATTACTACATACACGAACGTATCTGGTTGAAAATTAAATGGGGCAGGACTGATGTTTGATTGTGTGTTGGTCAATGGCGATAGCTATACTCGACTTGGTAAACACAAAGTATACAGCGATTTCTTGGCCGAAGACTTGGGGGTCCCAGTGTTCAACATTGCCCGAGAAGGCAGTAATAACAAAAGAATAACACGAAGTACAATTGAACACCTGATAGAATTAAAAAAAAACTTTGCAAAGCCATTGGTTGTTGTTGGATGGAGTTTTATCAAAAGAATTGAAGTTTGGTACTATGGAGACAATGCACAAGTTATCAATCGAATTCCAGATCGCAATCAAGGACCAGATCATCTTGAACCAAGATTGATCACGTTGAACATGCTGCTAAACTTGAATCAAGCCACATTAGAACAAAAATGTTTGATTACAGAAGATCTGTTTGTTCACAAGCACCTGATAGATTTTTATACAGATTTGTACATGCTGGCTCACACTATTGAATCAATGGGTAGTGAGTTTTTTTGTTTTTCGGCAGCAAAAAATACTGAAATTCCAATTTCAAGTTTTCCGTACATAGAATCAATGAAGCAAGTTCAATGGTGCATGAATAACAAAAATATTCATCAACTGCATGACTTTTGCATTGTAAACTGGGCTCAAGAACATGACCCCGACCGTCACCCTGTTACTGGACACCTAAGCGAACAAGGGCACAAAAATTTTGCCGTAATGGTAAAAGATTGGGTACACCTGTTAAATGGGTAAATTGAATAATGTATTTGGATGGAATATTTGATATGTTTGATTGGTTTAAGAAATCTCAAAAGAAACCGCCACCGGCGGTAGAAAAAGTCACTAAGCCTAAGGTTGCTGAACCACCGGCTAAAACTGAAAAACAACTTGCTACTGAAAAGGGAGAACCTTACGTGGCTGTGCTCAGTATGGATGTGGACCCTAATAATCTGCACCAAGGTGCATTTGAACTGGATTGGAATGAAATCTTTGTGGCTCGACTGGTAAAAGCTGGCTACATGATGAAGCCTACAGATACTGATGGGGACATTGTTGACCGTTGGTTTCAAAATGTATGCCGCCATGTTGTAATGGAAACATGGGAACAAGAACAAGCCATCAAGAACTCCGGCATGTATGTTCAAAAGCGAGATCTTGGCGATGGCAGGAGCGAGGTATCATGATATTCAATCACATCAAACAACTCAAAGCAGAAGGTAAAAAAATTGGCATCACTTTCTCAACCTTCGACATGCTCCACGCGGGCCACATTGCCATGCTCTCCGAAGCAAAGAATCACTGTGACTACCTCATCTGCGGGCTCCAAACAGACCCAACTATCGATAGGCCTGAGACTAAGAATCGTCCGATACAAAGTATTGTGGAGAGACAGATACAGCTGGCCGCATGCCGTTATGTTGATGAAGTTGTGGTGTATCAAACCGAACAAGACCTCTGTGACCTTTTGTTGATCCTGCCCTTGGATGTGCGTGTGCTGGGCGTAGAGTATGCTGACAAAAATTTTACCGGTCGCGACGAATGCTATGACCGCGGGATTGAACTAGTATTCAACGGCCGAGATCATTCGTTCTCATCTAGCAGTCTCCGCAAGCGTGTGGTAGCTGCTGAAACAGAAAAAGTATTGTTACAGAAATGATATTGTACGTGAATGGTTGCAGCCATACAGCGGCTGCCGAAGCAGTGGTGCCCGATGTGTTTGCTGTGGATGATGGTAGATATGGTATTGACCGCAGACCTCATCCCATCAACTTGGAGGCCAGTTGGGGCCGGCACCTGAGCCGAATGCTCAACACTGAGTTTTATTGCGATGCTGAAACAGCAGCCAGCAATGATCGTATATTGCGTACCACTAACGATTGGATTCATGAAAACTATTCTCGACTGTATGATACTGTGATGGTGATACAATGGACCACTTGGGAACGAGAAGAATGGGTACATGAAGGCCGGCACTATCAAGTAAACGCCAGTGGTGTGGACATGGTACCACCAGAGCTTGAAGATAGATATCGTCAGTACATTTTGGATGTGAATTGGACTCAAAAAACAGATGAATGGCACAATAAAATCTGGCACCTACATTGCAAATTAAAAGACCTCAATGTAAGGCATCTTTTTTACAGCGGCAACAGTACCTTTGGTGATTTGCCAAATCAACGAGATTGGCAAAATCACTACATTCAACCGTACTCAAACGAGCACAGTTGGAATGCCATACTAAAAAACAACGGATTCGAGCATGTGAATCCCAAAAGTTATCACTTTGGAGCCAATGGCCATAGATTTTGGTCGGAATATGTGTTACACTACATGAAGCAACACAAACTTCTGGACCGTCCTAATGAAATATCTACTGATTGATACTGCCAACATGTTCTTCCGTGCCCGCCATTCGGCACACAGGGCCAGTGACACATGGACTAAATTGGGCTTTGCACTACACTTGACCATGATGAGCGCCAACAAGGTGGCCAGACGCTTTGGTGTAGATCATGTGGTTTTCGCACTAGAAGGACGTAGCTGGCGCAAGGATCACTACAAACCCTACAAGGCCAACCGCGCTGTGGCCCGCGGTGCCATGAGTGAAACTGAAGCAGAAGAGGACAAGTTGTTTTGGGAAACCTATGATGAGCTGACTAAATACTTGTCTGAAAAAACAAATTGTAGCGTGATCCGTTGCGCAACAGCAGAAGCGGACGATATCATAGGCCGCTGGATTGCATTACACCCCCAAGATGAACATATTATTGTCAGCAGTGATTCAGACTTCGTTCAGTTGGTTGCACCAAATGTGCAACTGTACAATGGCATAAACGATCACCTGTTCAGTGTTGACGGCGTAACAGATGCCAAAGGCAACCAATTGAGTTTCACCATCGAAAGCAATTCCAAGATCAAGGTAGGCAAAGCCGACAAGAGCTTTGCGGCGCCAACTGACTATCAGAAATGGGTGTTGTTCTTGAAGTGCATGCGTGGCGATCCTGGCGACAATGTGTTTTCGGCTTATCCAGGTGTGCGTGTGAAAGGCACCAAGAATCAAGTGGGACTTACAGAAGCCTTTGAGGATCGTGACAAGAAAGGCTATTCTTGGAACAATCTCATGTTGCAACGTTGGTCTGACCATGAACAAGTTGAACACAAGGTGCTGACAGATTACGAACGCAACGTAACGCTGATTGACCTTACAGCACAGCCTCCAGAAGTAAAAGATGTTGTGGATGCTGTGATTTGTGAACAAGTCAGTAACAAAGACATTGGCATGGTGGGCGCACACTTTCTCAAGTTCTGCGGCAAGTATGAACTTACCAAGCTGAGTGACCAAGCTGAACCAATTGGTCGCTGGCTTAATCAAACATATCAAGGAGTGTTAAAATGATCGTAGCAAAACCAGTAATTGACAATCAATACTGGATCCTCAAACAAGACGATGAAAAAATTGGCAACGTTCAAGCTGTGGATGGTGGATTTGCTCTTACCATTCGCAACAAGGTTGCTAAGTTTAAAACCATTCGAATGTTACGCCGACAGGCCAACATTGAATTTGCCGAACCAGAACATGTCACACCTCTTCCAAAAGATCGTGTACATGGTTACCCCACAGGTTGCCGAACACATAATGGCATGTGGAATGTGCAGTTAAAATTGCCGTTGTTTACTAAAACAACCAAAAGCAAATCATGGTTTGCTGCCGGGTGGTATTCAATCAAACAACATCGCAGTTGGAAAGTGCTACAGAATCCCAAGTTGATTGTGTTAGAACGTTATGCCTATCAAGGGCCATTTTACACCGAGGAGCAGGCACGTGACCAATCCGTTTCGTGATCAAGAAAAATTTATGAAGGCTTGCGACCAAAGTGTTGACAAGTTCAACGGCACACAGTTTGACATGTACTGTTCCTTGATCGAAGAAGAGCACAAAGAACTCAAGCAAGCCTTGGCTGACAATGACAATGAAGAAATCTTAGATGCCTTGCTGGACATTCTTGTTGTTACAATTGGCGCCATTCACTCAGCAGGCATGGACGCTGAAGGTGGGTGGAAAGAAGTCATGCGGACCAACTTTGCCAAGATTGATCACGAAACTGGCAAGGTGCGTAAACGTGAAGATGGTAAGGTTCTTAAACCTGTGGGTTGGACTCCGCCTGACCTCAAACCATATGTTAAAAAATGAGTTTACACATACACCGATTTATTGATTCTATCAAGGCACATGAGTCACGCAATCAACGTGATTTTATCATGACACTTCGTGACGCCAAAGATTTGCATGCAGACATTACCAAGCTATTGGTAACTTTAGAAGAATTACGTTCAAACACTGCTGCAAATTCCAATGAAGTGATTACGGTAGAACTCGCAGGCGGAAGCTTCAAAAACACCTAGTTTATTAGATAAATAAACTTGGGAGAAAATATGAGTAGACCCAAACCGCTAATTCTAATTGAACACACTGACAAACAAACCTACAAGACTGAACAAGTATTGGCTTCTGAAGGTGTGTGGGCGGTCTTTTATGACCAGAAGCCAATCAATCTCAAGACAGGTAACATGCTCACGCAGTACCCTGGGCCCAAGTACAAAAAAGTCAGTTTCTCAAATCCTGGACATGCTAAAAATTTGGCAAAAAAATTAAATGCACAGTTCAAGACTGACAAGTTCACAGTCATGCTTTTAACACAAGGGGAACAAGTGTACCCCAATGTTAACTAAACAACAGATCACTCAACAGCTACTGGCAGGTCTTCCCGAACAAGATCGTCCCACGTATGAAGAAGCGTGTAAATCGTGGTGGATGAACTTTAGAGAAGGTGGCGGGTTTAGACTGACCAATGCTGGATACATGGCCTTGAGCACATGGGAGTTTGAAACATACTCATTTGCTGTTCCAGCTAACATAGTTGCTATTGCCAGGCATTTGCTGACCTTGGACAAAAAGTTGGATTGTCCTTACTACATCAAAATTGGCAAGAATCCGCAAATTGTTTTGTTTGGCAGCAAACAGGCTGTGATGTTGGTCATGTACGGCGACTTAGAAAAGTGGATGACGTTTTTAAATCGCACTTAGTTTTTTAGCCAACAGTTCAGCATCTCGAATGTATCGTTGCTGTGTGCCAGCTACAAATTCATCAAGTAAAAAACTTCTTTGTTTTTGCAGTCGCTCTTGGTATGGCGCAAGATTGATTCTACCCAGTATGAGATCTTGATTTTTCATTATGGCCTGCTCGACCCGAATATCATTGGGCATGCTATCATAGCTGGTGTCCACTAGGTCATCGAACATGTCAAACCCAAGTTCTCTACAGTCTTGCACTATACCTTGATGACCAATCACAATAGGTACCTGCTGTGCAATCATTGCCATCAATGTTTTTTCGCTCACAATGCCTGGCGGCTCATCATACTGTGTTTCAGTCACAATGTTCACTTGACATTTTGCATATACTGGCAACAGTCGCATGAAGTTATCTTCATTTTCTGTTCCACGATAGGTGTCGTATGCCCAGGCATCAAGTGGAATGTCGTTGCCGTAACTCAACACACCATTGGGCCAGTGTTGCAAGATGTCTACAGCACGTCGACGATGCAAGCACATGCGACCATTAAGACATTGCCATGCTGAAGTTTTTGCATTTATTCTATTGATCCATTGTGACTCACGAGCTCGAATAGTGGCCACAGTGGCCATGTTATGATTGCTGAATTCAATAAGATTCACTGGTCCTTGGTAGTATTTTTGTAAATTATGACTCCAATAGGTGACCAACACACGATCGGCATTGGCGCCATAGTGGCGTTCTACTTGTTCCAGTTCAAGTATGCGACCCTGACATGGTGTTATGAAATCTTGAAAATGTAACAATAGTAGTGTGTTGTGTTTGAATTCAATGTTGGGCAACTTTAACGGCCAACCAGTTTCTGGACGATATGGCGGATCAAAGCAGTTGTAAACTGCATGTAGATCAAACCCCAAACCAGAGAGTGTGTTGGCAAACAAAGATGTATAGTCCATGACCTATTTACTAAGTAGATCTATGTATTGGAATAATCCTCTTGTGGAATTTCACTGGCCCAGCAAACAAGATCCCATTCAGATTAGTTTGAATCAAGGCATGCATTGCTTGTTCTGGAATCCCAGTTGCGAATTTAGACACTTTTCAACCAACCAACGATTAAATGATCTTTGCGAATGGGCCAATCAGTGGCTGGATCATGATGGGCCAGCAGGATTTTTAGCTGAGCCGCGCAATCACTATGACATTGCCAATCTTGTCAAACTCAACATGTGGATCCGAGACATACGAGTACAGGGCATTGTGAAACCGTTTTTGGTACTAGACCAAGGTGATGGCACATATCTTGCCGGCAATGGAGATTCACGATTGCGATGTCTAGAACGATTGCCCGAAATACAAACTGTGCCAGGATTTATTACCACACATCACAGTCGAGCACACTTGTATTCAGACTTTGAACCAATCACAACTTTTGATAGATTTGCCAAACTGTGCGGAGCAGATCCCGGACAGTTGTTTACTTTTAGATTTACAGATTCTCAGGCACCATACGGGTTGTACTGGTATGAATTCAACAGTTCTCGTACTAGGTCAGTGACTCCTAGCGAATCACAATGCGTGATTTGGGTTGAAAAATATTTCAAACAACATCCGCATGTGCGGATAAGTCCTGAGTGGTTTGATCAAGATATTGATTGGCATAATATCTAAATCCAGTTTTGACAATTTGTTTCCATTGCGGTGCTCGAGCCTGATCTGGCACAGTAAATTTCATCCAGGGTAACGAATCATTGCAATGCCCAGTGAATCCTTTTTTGGGCAGTATCATTTCTTCAGGCCAGGATTCCAAAAACTGTCGACGAATCAAAGGTTTGCCGCGCCTCAGGTGCATGGGAAGGCCAAGTGCAAATCGAATGATCTTAGGATGCACAAATGGCGAGCGTGGTTCAATGCCATGTGCCATGGTACAAACGTCAATGCCACGCATGTCTATTGCACAAATTTGAGTGATATAATCCATCAACAGCGTAGCTGGCTCTGCTTGACCTTGATGTGCATGTAAACATTGCTGCCACAGTTGTTGAGCGTGAGGATCATTACCAAATGAACTGTAAGGACTTGCACTTGTTTGTGTGGTGTATTCAAGCTGTGAGTAAACACCATATCCACCAAACAGTTCATCGGCGCCCACACCAGTAAACAACACACGTTCTTTGCAGTGTTGAGCAATTATCCACTGCCCAACAAAACTGTAGCTTTGAACTGGCATGAGTGTGCGACGACACACTTGCTCAAATGCATCAGCCCATTGCTGTTCTGTAACATCAATGTTGATGATTTTGTCTCGTTGACTGCCTTCCAACATGCGTTGAGATTGTTCACTCACTGGGTCTTTGCCCAGCATGTTGGTGGTATAATAGTGCTGACTTTGTGGAAGACTTTTTGCAACCACACCAGAGTCAAGCCCGCCACTGAATGTGCAGGCATAAGATGTTTCTGGCCGCATGTCAGTGATTACCCGTTCCCACATGGGTTGATATTCTTCCCATGCCTGGTCCAATGTTTGAATACTACTGGGTTTGGCCCATGAAAAGATACTGTCAATCACTGTGGTGTTGCCCGACTGATCATACATCACACCTGGCACACATCGTTCAATTCCTTGCCAAGGTGTGTTTTGCCAAATTGGATAGTGTTTGGTTGTGTAATCGATGTCTTGTAATTTTGGTTGGATGTATACCAAAATAGCTGCCACCTCAGAACTCACAATCAGTATGTTGTTGTCTTGATATCTGTACAGACATCTTTCGCCTTGTGGATCAGTGGCATATATCACTTGGTCGCCTTGAGCATACACCCAAGCCCAAGGTCCTTCAAAGTATTTGAGTTTTTTTACTGGTGCGTCTTTTACAGCACGATACATCAGCTCAGTGTCGTTGCTGTAGGAACCAAACCAGCGATAGTTGTAGATTTCGCCGTTGAATGCAAAAAAATCATCTGACTGCCGATTGTAAAATTGTGTGTTGCCAGTGATGTGCAGAACTGTTTGCGCACAGAACACACGACCATGATGTTGGTAACAGGTAAAATCTGGACCGCGATCTTTTAAAATTTCTAGAGCTTGGTTGTGCTTTTCTAGCGGTATATCAGTGGTGCTTTTTACGTATAGAACACCACACATGTTATTTGATATGGTCTATAACAGCCGGCAACCAAGCGGCAAACTCTGCAGGCCAACGAGCACTCATATCTTTGAGTACTTTTTGATTTTGTCTACTAGCAGTAAGGCAACGATGTCTTAGTTCTGTGCGATCCATAGCACTAAGTTTGGTAAATGTATCTGCACCAGCAAAGATGTATTCAACCAGTTTGTCACCATAGGCAGCGGTTTTGTTTTCCATCATGACATCGTAACTGTGATTGACAATGTCTTTGAGTGTGTCAAATCCTAGACTTTCCAGATAAGCCACAGTATGGCGGCCAGCATACACTTGCCAGGGTGCTGGAGTGACCAATGCACGAAATATCTTTTCGCTGAGAGCAATTGAACTGTCGCTGGAGTAAGTTTCAATTACCATGTTCACATAAGCACTGAGGTGTGCCTGCTCAACTGACATGTCATGATTTTTAAATGGCATGGTTTGAGCAATGCGTTCAAAAGTGTCACCATACACTGCTTTGTATTGTGGCTCTAGTTTTTCGTATGCATCTCTGAAATTTTGATTGCATCCTTCAGCCGTGGAATTGTCACCTTCCCAACTCCAGCAGTTGAAATTGATAAAGTCCAACGTTTCAGCATCTGGATACTTTTCACAACGCAACGCAATTTCCAGCATGGTCAACATGCGTTTGGAATCAATGCGATTGACTGAAAAATTAAATCTGCGTGTGGGATTGAAATTGGTCAGCTTGGGTTCATAATGATAGATACCAAAGAAACTGGATGGCAGTTGAAACACCTTGTACAAGGTTGGACTGGTAACATAGTTGTCTGTGATCACTGTGGTATTGCGATCAAATCGATATGCCACTGGTGTGTCATAGTCGTATGTGGTAGAGATGTAGTCGTCTACCAGGCACAGCACCACAGTACGGTCTCCACGGCGCCATGTTTTGTGTCCATCTTGCACAGGCTCATATCCCAGTTTGATCAACAAACTGTGAAAGAAATTCATGGTATTATTTTCGTGCCATATGCATTGGCTGGTGTCAAAAATTTCGCTAGTGTAAATGTCGTGGTAAAGATCAGTGTCCATGCTGTTACTTATAGCCCACACTTTGGTTGACCAAATATTCAATTTTTGCTGAAAAAAGTACTACTTTTAGGGCTAAAAAAGTAGTACTTTTGTTGTATTTTTGCAACAGGCATTTTGGTTGACCAAAAATGCCCGAAATGCTATAATACACACATGATGAGAAAGAAACGTACTGATCGAAGCCACATTGTGTACTGTATCCAAATTGGATTTGAGTACTACATTGGTATTACCGCCAAAACCCAGCGCACAATCACGATGTCGCTCCGTAGCCGTGTGAACAAGCATATCTACCGTAGCCGCACTGAAGACAAGAGCTGGAACCTGTACGAAGCAATTCGCGCAAACGGCGTGGAAGCAATGAACGTGGCTATTGTGGACATTGTGCGTGGCAAAGATGCCGCACACAAGTTGGAGCGCGAGTTAATACAAAAGTATGCACCTGCGCTGAACACCGATGTGCGGGTTAAGCAAAACGGTTGACTAATAATCGCCGTTTTGCTATAATACACACATAGACACTAAAAGGAGCCCGATATGACTAACTGGACTGACCCTATCATACATTGGAACCAACTGCCCGGCACTGAAGTCAAGCGACTGCTGGCCACTTGGGGCATGGACGAAAAGGCCATAGCCCGCTATGATGCCAAGCATGGTTATGAACACCGTCCGTTGGCAGTGCCTACACCTGTAAAAGCGCATGTTTCTAACACAGACAATCCTGTAGACTTTCCAAAGTCTGCGCCAAAGGCTCCTGCAAAAAAGGCCGCACCTGCCCAGCCAGCGGCTCGTCAAAAGCACACTGGTGCGGACGGTGAAGTGAAGTTTGTGGCACACCGCAATCTGTTTGTGGGCTTCTGGGGTGGCAAGGTTGTGGTGACCAAGCGCACCGAAGCCGCATGCGTGGAGTTTTTGAAAGCCCGGCAGGCCAAAGGAGAATAACATGCCCTGTAGAGATTATGAAAGTGACTCATACAGTTCACCCACAGACAATTGGCAGTATCGCGACCTCAAGGAACGGGCCGACATGCTGGCTCGCATTGCCTGCAAGGCCATGACTGAACTGGAAAACAACAAGATTGAAGACTTGTTGTTGCTCCGTGACGACGAGGTTCGTACCTGGTGGGCCAAGCACAAGGAAGCAGATCGCAAGGCTCGTGAAAAAGAACAGCGTAAACAAGAGCGCATTCGACTGCGGCGTGCGGCCCTGCGTAAACTTAGTGAAGAAGAAAAGGTTGCACTGGGTCTCAAAAAGTCCAAGGACAAAGACATTGAAGAAGATGTCACACAAGATTTGTTGGCAGTGGCTGACAAGATTCTCAAACGCAAAGCAAAAGAGGAATGGCAAATATGAGTAAAGAAATTGAACTGGTGCCCGGTGGTGGCCGTTATTATCGTGCAATGACCTTTCATTGGGTGGTTGTGGCTGTGCTGATTGTGCCTGTGGCTGTGGCGTTGCTGATAGCCATTGTAAATCCCTTGTGGTTCCGTAGTGCCATGTTTGACTGGGTTGAGCGTGGCGTGAACAGACTGAGCCAATGGCGCAATTATCAAAAGTATCGCATCTACTTGGGCACTGATCCCCGGATGTGGCACACCTTGCGTGGAGATTTGAAATGAACGAACGAATGTTTGAACTATTGGCTCAAGCCCGTAATCAACCTGTTGATGTGGTCAAGGCTGCACCTTATGGATCGGCTATGCTTACCCCTGCACAATTGGAAACATACACCAAGTTAGTTATCGAAGAATGTGCTAAAATAACCAAAGAACATTTTGGAGTTGCGGAATGAATGATTTTGAAGCATTCTTGGTATTCTATGTGATACAGCCTGCCCTGTTTGTGTTTGGTGTGGCTGTATTTGTGTTTGGCGTTGCACAATATTTTTGGAGTTAGTGTGCCTAAGTTATACATGTTGG